TCATGAAACCCTTTCGTATAAAGCATAACTCTCGGAGATTATACCACCTTGCCGCCACCTCACGGTAAGAGCGGCACCTTTAGATCCAGAAAAAGTGCTATCGACATACTGTTTGTTATCATCACCATACAAATACAGAGTACGGCTAGCATTTCTATTGGGTCCAGAACCATATGCTGCGGCAATATAGTGTCCAATTGGGAAGTTTGTCTCTGTGTGCGAAGAGCCGTCATAAACTAACGCGAGCTTGTGCATACCTCCATCGTTCTCTTCAGCAACAAAAGCGTTTGCACTGTCGTCCCACAGCAACGACCTCCAGGTATTACTGTTGTCATCGTAGAAATAGGCGTTGCTGTCGCCACCTCCGTTCTTGCCAACGTACCAGTTCCCCTGCACCGAAAGGTTCCCCGTCACCGTGTAGGTCCCCGACAGGGTATCGTTCGCATCCGAACGGACAAATTGCGTGCTGTTCAGCCCGTCGAGCGTTCCGGCGTCATAGCTGGTCGAGCCTGCAGGTCCTTGTGGCCCCTCCGGTCCGGTCGCCCCCGTGGCACCCGTATCGCCTTTCGCGGCCAGAAGCCCCCAGTCATCGGGTGACGTACTCGGATTGCGGCCGGTATTGACCGTCAGGGAGATATAGGCCGACCCGTTGTAGGTCACTGTTTCGTCGGAATTGTACGTCTCCCCGGAAGACCACATGCCCCGATAGGTCAGGCCGGGATCTCCCTTTGGACCCTGCGGTCCCTGTGCCCCTGTCGGACCCTGGGCACCGGTGTCTCCCTTCGGACCCTGGATGCCTTCCGGCCCCTGAACGCCCTGAGGACCTTCCGGCCCCTGCAGGCCTTGCGGTCCCTGCAGTCCCCGTTCGCCTTTCGACGCTACGATGTCCCATTCGGCGGCAGCATCTTCCGGGATCACATTCACATGGGGAAGAATGCAAATGTAGTAGGAGCCGTCATGGGAGACAGTATCGCCAACGTCATAGCTCTCCGTTTCTGACCAGCTTCCCCGATGCACCATGCCCACCGGACCGGCAGGCCCCTGGATCCCTTGCGGTCCCTGCAGGCCCTGAGGGCCGCGGCCGAAGGGAACCCCGTCCGACCATGCCCCGATGTCATTGGAAAGCTTGAAGTAGACCGTGCCTGTCTCGACATCGAGAAACGAAAAGTTGGCCGGTTCCGCGTTATAGGCAGCCTTGTCGGCGGTCAGGCCGGCCGCGTCCGGGTCAAACGATTTGCCCACAGGGCCTTCCGGGCCCTGAGGCCCCTGCGGTCCGGCCGGTCCCTGGGGGCCTGTCGGACCCGTCGGTCCTTCCGGCCCTCGCGGACCTTCCGGTCCCTGCAGTCCGGTCGGACCACGCGGCCCCTCATATCCGATCGGTCCCCGCTCCCCTTGCGGACCCTGCGGCCCTTCCGGCCCCTGTGCCCCCGCCGGACCGGTCGGCCCCTGATCACCGACAGGCCCCTTCGGACCCTGGGCCCCGGGCAGCGAGGCGATCTCCAGCACCTGCTGAAGAGTGGGCAGGTCACCGTTGTCAGCCGCTTCGATCCCGTTGATCAGGCGCCGGCCCTGCAGGTCGAAACCGCCGTTTTTCTCCATCAGCGCCCGGGTCGCCACGGACTGCATGTTGATCGCGGACCGGTCCATGGCCCGTTCCATCACCGCCGGATCAATCTCCCCACCGGCCAGGCTGTAGGGCTGTTCGAATGCACTTACCAGCAGGACTGTCAGTTCCTCCCCCGGCTGCAATGCCGACGCATCGAAGAAGACCGTACCGGTGGCGAAGTTCCCTCCGGTATAGGACCAGTTGCCGGGGTTCTGCTGATATACCCAGATCGTCGTTTCCCCTTCTGTGGAGGTGTGAATGACCTGCAGATTGGTTTGGTCGACAAACTGAAATGGCAGGTCGATGCGATCGGTCACGCCGTCACCCTGAATCCGGGCACGGCCTTCCGCCAAGGCTGCTACTGTCATGAAATTTCCTTCGTAACGTTCGCGGCTTCATGAGCTGTTCGCGGCCGGAGTACCGGCCCCGCTGAAAATGCCGCCGGATGGCCTATCCCAAGAGATGGCTTGCCGGCCCGTTTCCGGGCACCTGCTCAAAAACTGCCTGCTTTTCGAGATCGTTCATTCTTGCCAGCTTTTCGGCCGCCTCTTCCGCGGTAAACCCGGAATGATCCGTGAGCAAATGCCATCTGGCTTTGGCTTCCAGGAGATATTTGCCCTGCTCCGAAGCCTGAACCGCGTCCGGGTTGATGGCAAGTATTCGCGCCAGGTTTTCATGCGCGTTGGCCACATCTCGCGGGTCTTTGCTCGCCAGTTCCTGCCGAAGCGAAAGCGCGTAAGGCCCCGGCAAAACGCCTTTCATGCGCAGCAGTCCGCGCGCCAGTTCGTCCCGGTCCGTCTCGCCGTCATCCAGGTAGGAGAATGCACGATCCGCAAGTTCTCCTCGAGTCTTGTCCCCCTCCTCCTCCGGACCGGAGGACCACACCCACTGGAGAGCTTCAATATCCTTCTCCCGCTTCGCGACCGAATCTTCGAGACCTCTGATCAACTGCGCTTTCTGATGCGGTTGAAGCAGGGAATTGTCCGCGATTTCGGCCGGATCGATGTGCCCGTGCTCCACCGCTATTTTTCTGGCGATACGCTCGGCCTCCGTGGCGGCCGCGGTCGTCCTTTGCTTCACGGCGGCCTCATGCAGCCGCTTCAGTGCCATGTCCGGCAGGATCGAAAGCGGTTCGGAAGTCTTTCCCGATGATGGCGCTCCGGATGCATTTCCGGCGTCCCCGGCTTCGCCAACATCACCGGCCTGCGGCTTCCGCCGCCTTTGCAGCTCCCTTTCAAGCGCGACAACCTGCTCTTCGAGAGGCAACGCCTCCACCCAGGTCGTGGCAAGCAGTTCATCCAGTTCGAGCAAGGCCTCTTCCTTCGCCTGCGCGGACAGAGGCATGTTTGCCAGAACCGATGCACCTTCGAGACGGACCTCATCGAGCATCCCGGGGCTTTCGCTCACCTCGGCTGCAAGCAGCCTGGAAAGATCGCGGAAGCCCTGCCGGAAATAGGCCCTGTATTCCGCATGTTCGCGCGCTGCGAACCGGTGCGCATGGCGGGCATGGGTCGCCTCGAATTCCCGGTTGAAGCTGGCGTGCACGCTTTCCGGCAGCGTCCCGAGAGCTTCCTCCCGTCCTTTTTCCAGATGCGCCAGCATGGCTTCCGTGTATCCGGCAGCGCCCGGGCGAAGGTTCCGCAGCTCCTCCGCCTGCCTGTCCCTCACATAGGCCAGCAGCTGCCGATGGGCCTTGCTCCGTTCAAAGTCATCAATCTGCTGCTGACGCTTTTGCGCCAGATGCGCCAACCGGTCGGCCTGCCCTGCCGAACGCTGGATCTGCCTGCCCAGCGCTGCGGTTTCCGCACCGACCGCCGTGTCGGCAATCACCTGTGGGCGCCGTACGCCCGGAAGGCTTTGCGCACCGCTGTATTTTTCAAATCTTGCCATCTTCCGAGAACCGTTCGCCGTCAGCCGATTTTTGAAACGCTGCTGTAAAATCCATTACCGAGCGTGGTCGCTGCGCCGGTAATGCTGCCCAGAATCGCCCCGGTGGCGCCGATTCTTCCCGCCCGGCGCTGCGATCTGGCGCGCTCCCTCGCCGCACGGGCCTCGAAGTCGAGAGTGTCCCCTTCGCCCTCCGCCCTGTAACGGATCGCCTCGATGTCCTGCGCGGCCTCATAGGCATTGTCATCGGCGATATCGGTGAGCGAGCCGGTTTCGGACAGCCCCCGTTCGGCTCCTGCCGCCCGGTTGTTCCCGAGCACGCGGTCCAGGCGTTCAAGCGTTCGCTTCCGCTCGAATGATGCCTGCGTCCGGTTCACGTCCTTCTGCCTGTCTGCAAGCTGTGCCCGGCGCTCTTCCGCCTGGGCCTCCGCATCCGCCTGCTGCCTGATGCCCCGGGCCTGCACGGCACCGCCTGCCAGGGTTCCGGCCACGGAAACCGCTGTTAGAATTGCTGGATGACACATGGTTCAAGGCTCCAAGTCTCGGCCGAAATTGATGGCCAGGATGGTGCAGGGTTTGCCGCCACCGGCTTCCAGTGTCAGCTGCCCCCCGTCTTCCCACCGCGTTTCGATTGTCTGGTCGAGCACCCCTGTGCGCAGCGGTGCCGGCTGCCCCGCAGGATCGCCTGCCCGGTAATAGATCAGCTCGTCCAGATAGGTTTCGTCGGCCCCCGCTTTCAGCGTGCCGGTTTCCAGAACCGCGATTTTGCAGCTGTCGACCCGCATCTTGCGCCCCATCGACGATCCGTCCTGTGCATTGACAGGAAAAGGCAAGGTCCTGGCTCTCGCCGTAACATCCAGTCCGACAAGAATGTTGCGCGCGGTCTGCCCGTTTGGCAGGCTCACCTCCCCCTCGGACACCCTTGTGCGGTAATCGGTCCCGTCAGCGTAGAGGACGACATCCTCCCCTTCCAGATAGTCCAGTCCTGAAATCGTGTTCGCCGGTGCGCCTTCATAGCGGCTGGCGCAATCCAGATGCCAGGCGTCTTCGATGGCCCCAGCCGGGAAAGGCCGCTGCATGATTTCGATATATCGCCTTGTCTGCCCATCGATGGTACGCCGGACGATCATCCAGATTTCATCCGCTTCTGCCCCGGACAAATCAGCCATGCATTCCACGACACCGCCAAAATCGTGACGCTGCATGCCGTAGACCTGTTGCTGTCTCTCGTAGGTAAAACCGATGACACGTCCCTGTGTGTCCCAGGCCCAGATGATGCTGTCCGGATATTGCTGATAGCAGGCACCGGCTACGCGCTCGCGGAAAAGATGCGACTGCACCTCGCTGACCGATTGTGAAATCCGGCCGTCCGCACCGAAGTCATAGGCCATTTCCCGCATGTCGGTTCCATACGGACCGAAATACAGCAGAACGGAACCGACCTTGATCGGGCTCACGCTGTTGGCGCCGAAATTGGTTTCCGGTCTCTGGTCGACATTTTCAGGCCCGTAAGGATCCTGGTCTGTCGCCTTGCCGACCGCGCGCACGGCTCTTGTGGTTCCCACGATCAGATCACTGTCGTCGATAAGCCATTGAATGCGGTTCACCTGGCCCGACAGGATGCCGGCGGTCACTGCATCGGATGCGTCAAGAACATGGGACACCGAAAAATTGGTAAAATCCTCCGTCTGACTTTCCCAGATCTTCTGCGGTTCCTGCTGCGTCCCTGCAAAGGCCAGCCGGCTTTTGTGCCAACCGACGGTTTCCGGCCAGCCGGTTGTCTGCGACCATGCGCCGAGCCGCCAGATGCTCTGGGCCTTGGTATCCTGCAGCGACTGCCCGAAAAGCTGCACCTTCACCACGGTGGACGACGTGCGGCTGCTGATCCGGAACCAGCGCCAGAAACCGTCGGACCCGCGAAACCGGATATGCCGGCCGACATCCGAGGTCTTGAATCCCGCCCCGCCGTTGATACCCGCCGTCCCCGATGCGGTCAGATCGAACGGCGTCTGGTCGCCCCCCGCCTGGTGATAGACGATCTGCCCGATCGCCGAATTGTCCGAGGTCGAGCCGCCGCCCTGTTTGAAGCTCAGCCGGTAGTGGGTAAAGGCGGTCTCATTGTGGAAGGCGTATTGCCGCCATTCATTCGAGGCCCAGGTATCCTGTCCATCCTGCGTGTCCAGGATGGTCCAGCCTGAACCGTCGTTGGAGGCCTCGATGGTCCATTGCCAGGGCATGTCGTCATTCTGGCTGTTGTCGTTCGGCGCCTGCAGCATGTAGCCGTCAATCACCACCGCGCTCGGGAAACGGTACTCCACCCAGCCGCTCCCGCCGTTTGACAGCACGACCTTGCCTTCCGATCGGCTGAACACCTGCCAGGCGCTCGCGCTGCCGTTGGAGGCCGAAACCGTCCCGCTCGGCGCGGTGTTGGAGGTCATCTGCGGAACCGGGTTTCCGGTGCCCGAAGGCTTGAGATTGGTCGGCGATATGTTGACGTCCAGATAGGGACCGTCCTTGAAGGACATCGGCTCGATGATCCACGACGTCTCGCCAAGGCGCTGCAATGCCTGTGGCGGCACCCCGCCCCCCGTGATGAACAGCGTGTCGGTTGACTGGACGAACTTCAGGTCCGGCAGCACCTCCGTGCTGTAGGGTGTCGCCACCTCCACGGTACCGACACGGCCGGAACTGGTATGGACCCGGAAGTAATGGCTCCCGAATTCCAGCATGTAATACTGGCCGTTCCCGAACTCGAAGGGGATCAGCCAGCCGCCCGTTGCACTGCTTTTCAGCTCGGCGATGAACCTGGTTCCCCCGCGCCGGCGCAAACCGCCCCGCTTCAGGGTGATGAAATTCCGGCACTCGGCAAGCGAGGACCGGAAAAGCTCGAGGTCCGAACGGTAGATCAGTTCCGGGTCGAGTTCTCCCCGGCTGAATGTGGCTTGAAGGTGATAGGTCATCGGTCCGTGATGATGTCCAGATCAATCATGGGCAGGGGCGTTCCCTGCATGGCATCGAAGCTTCCCGCCTGTTGAAAGGTTTCCCGCGCGGCCTGGCGCAGGGCCTCGGCCCGGCTGTTCTTGCCGGTGATCGCATGGGCGCAGCCGGCCGCCAGGAAAAGGGAAAATCCGTGCACGAACAGGGGGGCGAATTCGACCTCGCGGATCACCCGGCGAATGTGACGGAGCGGGAAAGGCGGCGGCTGATCGGTCATGATCCGCTGTCCCACCACTTCAAAGGGAACCGCCCGGCCTCCCGCCTCGCCATTCACGGTCTGCAGCGGCACGCGCAAGCTGTCGGCCGGCCTCTTGTACTGGTAGGCCCAGCGGAAAGGCGGCCTGTCCGCCTCCGCCGGCAGTTTCACAAGTTGCGTCGCAAAGTCCCAGTCATGCATGGCCAGATAGGCGTCCCTGTGGGCGGCATAATGGTTGCGGAACCAGCGGGAGGCGACGGAGGAAAAGTCGAAATCGCGGATGGGCGCCTCCTTCAGATGCGCAAGCGCAAGGTTGGCCATCTCGACGGATGTATTGACCGTACCGGACATGTAAACGCTTTCTTTTCTGCTGTTCAGGCCGCCGCATTCCCGGCGAGCCGGGCTTCATAGGCGGTGAGCGCCTGAACGGCCTCCTGTTTGTTGGCCGCCTTGACACCGGCATAATGCGCCGCCATCGCCTGCTGGGTTTTCCAGTGTTCCTTGCGCCAGCCCTTGGGAAGCGCCTGGGGCTGCGCGGAGGAACCCGCGCCCTTGCGTTTTCTGTTCCAGTCGGCCGATAGCGCATCGCACAGGGCCGCGTGTCGTTCCTCCGGGCTGGATCCGCGGTCACCGCGGCGCGCCTGAAAATCCTGCTCGTGGTTCTCCTCGAGCCGCTGTAGATGCTTCAGCCGCCGCATGATGAGTTCATCCATGTCATCCCCTTTCCAACAGGAAAAAAGGCGGCCGAAGCCGCCCCGAAAATCCGCTGTCTGACGGCAGGAGTCAGATATTCACCTTCAGACAGGCGAATTTCACGTTCTTGCGGGTGTACTTCCGGTCCCAGTTGGCCGCATCACGCAGCTCCGCCAGCGATGCTCCCTGGGACTTGGCAAGGGTGTTTGCCAGAAAGTCCATGCCGGCCGGATGGATCAGCTCGAAACGACGCGTGGTCAGGTAATCCGCGCCACCGCCGTCGCCGATATCCGGATCGCGCGTGATTTCCGTGCCTTCATTGCCGTAGATCGTCGGTCGGTTCGGCACCTCGTCGAAATGCATGAAGGCACCGGGAGCGAACAGGAAGCAGGAATATTCATCGGAACTGGCCCCCGCCGTGACCGGCATCATTTCCGAATGCACAACCATCATGCCTGCATAATAGGGCACCTCGAAAGGCGCCTCGGACGGCTTCTTGAACTCGATCTTTTCGTCATCCAGAAGCGTGCCGTACACGAAGCTGTGCATGGCGATGACACGCAGGTCGTCCAGATTTTCCCCCATCGTCAGCCGAGCCCGGTTGATCGCCTGATAGCTGATCCGGTTGGCTGCCGTCGGCGAGCCGACATCGGCATAGATCGAATAGACCATGTCACCGCCGTCATTGGCCACATTGTCCGCGATCACCCCTTCGGCGGTGGCAATGATGCGCTCTTCCTTGCGCCGGCCCCAATAGGCCCCGATCCGCTCTGCGACCCGGTTCATGGCGCTGTCGCCCCGGCCCGTGGCCGCGTAGCTCGCAACCGTCTTGGCGCCGTATTTCTTCGCAAGCCGGTGCTTGTAGGCCTTCATGTCGCTGGCGGTGATCTTGCTGGTGGTGATCCTGTTGTCGCTGTCGTCCATCACCGTCGGTTCGGCATCGTCCAGGTCTTCCCAGTAGGGCACCTCGATCTGGTTGCCGCCGGTCTTGAAGCGTTTTGCGATCTCCGGCGCCGGAGCTGCCAGAATGCCGGATTTTTCCAGCATGATCAGTTTCGCCGGTTTGTTCTCGGCCATGTAAGGCGTGAAAACGCGCGGCACCACGATATCGGAAATTGCAGAAGTCATCGATTTTCCTTTGATTGGAGTCCTTTGGGACATGTGCCGGCCGGAAGCGGCCGGCGAAGCGGACGCAATGTCCGTTTCGGGTCGGGAGATCGAGGGGGAACTGCCTGCATCTTTGCAGGCCCCGAGGTCCCGGGCGCACCGGGAGCTCAGGAGGTCTGTCTCGCCACCGGAGCGGACAGGCGCCAGGGAAGCACCTCCCGCTTTTTTCGCGATCCCCGGCCCCTTCTCGGCATGAAAGCGTTGGTGGTTTGAAAGCGCTTAAAGCATGAATTTTCGCGGATCTCGGCCGGCCGCAAGGATCAGTTGTCTTGCCCGTGCCGGATTGCGTTCCAGCAGATCGGATTGCTCTTTGAGGTTGGGACGATCCCGGTCGAAAGGATTGGCGCCGCCCCCTTCTGTTCCGGATACGGCAAGGCCATCCTCGGCAAAGGCCTTGTCATGAACGAAGGCAAGCAGCTTCACCGCGGCTGGATCGGCCACCTGCTGAAGACCGTTTTCATCAGGCTGCGTCAGGGCGCCCTTGCCGCTGAACCAGTCGCCGAGATCGACGCCGGCATTCTTCAGGCCGGATAATGCCCGCTCGGCCTTGGCGACCACGTTCTGATATCCGTCGCTTCCCGGTTCTCCATATTCCTTCACCAGGGCCCGATGTGCGGCCTCCACGGCCTCCGCCTGCTGTCGGGCAGCATCTCGGGAAGCCTGTTCATGAGCAGTGAACTGATCGGCCATCTTGCCGACCCACCTGTCATGCAGCTTCTGCGCCGCCGCCGGATGCAGTCCCGCCTCCTGGAACCAGCCTTCCGCCTCTTTCGCGAATGCCTGATCGTAGGGAAAATTTTCCGGCAGCGCTTCGGGCATCCTGAACTGGTAGCCGTCTTCCGGCGTCCAGGTCTTTGACAGCTCCGCATAGAAGGCCGCCCGGTCTTCCTCGCTGGCGGATTTTTCCGGAAGCGTTACCGCCCCCGAGAGCTGTTCCCGCAGCGTCCGGTAGCTTTCCAGCACACTGCCGATATCCTGCCAGCCGTTCTCCGTCGCCAGCGCCCTGTCGTTGTCGCTCAGCGTGGACAGAAACGCTCCAGCCGGCGTGTCCATCCCTTGCAGGCCCTCCGCCTGCGGATTTCCCCCAGCTTCGCCCCTGTCGAATTCCCCGTCGCTCATCACAAGTCCTCATCGTTTTCAAGGTCGGGAAGTGTTTCCAGCCGGGCCGCCTCCTGCAGGGCCGCATGTTCCTCCGGGGAAATGCGGATCATGGACAGGATGCGGGCATAGAGCGCCTTGCGCCCGTCAAGATAACCGCTCGCCCGTGGCGCGAGATCCACCGGCGGCGCCTGATAGATCCCGCATTCGGCGGCCAGATCCGCCAGGACGGTTTCACCTTCCGGACACAAAAAAACGGACCGATAGGCCCGTTCGATCTCCGTGGCTCTGTCCCGTCGCCGTCTGGCAACCCGTCTCAGGCTATGCCAGACCATCTATCCCTCCCTGCTCCCCCAGGGATTTCAGGAGCGGCGCACCGTCCTTCGCCATCCGCGCCAGGCTTTCACCGGCCGCGAGCTGTTGCTGCCGGCCCTGCCGCGCCGCCCGTTCGGCCCGCAGGGCCTCCACCTCTTCGGGCCTGCGTTTGAGTTTCGCCGGCAGCCCCAGAGCCCGCCGGGTCAAGTCATATTCCTCTTCCCGGTCATGCAGATCCAGGATGGAGGGATCGGCCCCGGCGGCGATGCTCAGATACTCCTGGAAGCCCATGATTGCCTCGAAATGTCCCGCCTCGCGCATCTGGTCGATCGGCGCCGTCGAGGTCAGCGTGACATCACTGTCGAGAACGCTCTCGGGCGGAGACAGGGGAGATCCCGGTACAAAGGCGCCCCGCCGGCCCAGAATGCCGATCTCCCGCTCGAACAAAGCGTCGTTGCCCGCCATGATATTGGTGGAGAACGGACCGATCATGTCGGCCATTTCCTTGCGGCGGATATTGGCCTCCGTGGCCGTGCGGCCGTTGCCCTGCAACAGCGTCTGCCACAGGTCGCCATAAAGGCCGATACGCAATTTCTCGCGGATGGCTTCGATCTGCGCATCGGCTGCCCCCGGATTGACCGTGTCGATCATCGGCCGGAACAGCGGCCGCCCCTGCTCGTCGATCAGGCCGGGATTAGTCCGGCCCGGATTGAGATCGAGCTGCCGTTCCTGCGCATGAGTGGCGATCGGCGGCCGCACGGCCTGTGAACTGGCGATCAGACTGTCCCGGGCCAGGCTCTGCAGGCTCTTGATATCGCTCATCAGCTTTGCCTGCGGCGGCGAGCCGTAGGGCGACAGACCGTCCCGGTCCCACCGGCTGATCACCAGCGGATATTCGAAGAAGCCGCCCCTTCGGCAGATGTGTTTGCTTTCTTCCTCGAAATGCAGACTCTCATAGCGGGACTGCCCAATATCCGAGGCCTGCGGATGACCGCCCTCGCGCAGGAAACAGGCATGCACGAAGGCGTGCTCCGTGTTTTTGCGTTTCGGATCATCCGCCTCTTCCTTCACCTTTTCCGAAACATTGCCGCCATACTCCTTCACCGCCTGCCACGACGTCAGCATACGCACGCGGAAAAACCCGCAATCGTTTCCCTGCGCATCCACGATCAGATAGATCTCGTAAAGCGGCACATACCGGTAATGGACCGGTGTCCGAATATCGGCAAGATTGTCCTCGTTCTCGATTGGAAAGAGAACGCCCGTGCCGAGCTTTACCGTCGACAGCAGCCGGGAGCGGTTGGCGAGCGCGAAGCCGGACCGGCCGGAGTAGCGCACGCGGAAAAGATGGTTCCGCACCCGTTCGAAAAACTCCTCATCGGCCTGCGCCGGCTCTGGCGCGAAGGGATCGGCGAAACCGACTCCATGCCAGTGAAACCCCTCCGGCATGGTCAGAGAACCGACGCCGGAGGCCAGGCGATCCAGCAGCCAGACCGCCGTCGGATCGTAGAGCTTGCGCGAACGGTCGCGGGCTGCCGAGTGCCGAAGGGCGCTCATCCCGTCCGGTGCGGTCACACCGCCCGGCCGGTTGAATGCCCGCTCCATGTCGGGCGCCGTATAGGTCACATATTCCTGCCAGTCGGCTTCGTACCATTGACGCTCGCTGCGCGCGGTCTGCAGTTCCGATGTCAGATCGTCGACAATGCCCATCAGGCCCGCCCCAGAAGAGTGACGCCGGGCCGGGAGGCGCTGCCGTAGTCGGCAACACCCAGCGGACCGGTCAGATTGGTTGCCCGCGTGCCATAGGCCGCGGCCCGGCGGCGGCGGTTGTTTTCCTGCAGGTTCCTGGCCTGCCGCTGCGGGTCGGGCTCGCGCGGCGGCGGCGGTGTCGGTTCCGGGTCGGGCTGTTTCGAGCCGCCCCCACCAAACATGCACATGACTGGTCCCTTTCTGATGCTGGTTGAGTGTTCTGGAAGGTCGGCCCGGGCCTGCCGGGCGATAGCCCACGGCATGGCCGTCCCTGGGAAGACAGCTTCCCGGTGGTCTCGACTTTCAGGATTTCGGAACAGTCCGGATCAATGCCTCGCGGCGGCTGCGCCGCAGCGGCTACATGTGTCCGGGATAACGTTATGAGGGCCGTTTTAGCCCCGATCTGACGAACCGTCCATCGCGGTCATTCGTCTCAACTCGTTGTTTAGACAGTTCTTTTTCGCAAAATCTTGTCAAACAACAGCTTTGCGCGCCTGTTCTTTTATGCGCGCCTGTCCGGCTTTTCCGATTGCTTCTATCCAGTTCCCGCCAGGCATTTCCCCGGCAAGCAATCGTCCCCTGGCCCGTCCAACCGGCGCACTGCGGAACGTCTCCGTGAAACGGAGCAGGCTCCGTCTTGGCGGACTGGGTTACACCGTTTGCAGGAAATGCTGCAGCTTCTCGCGCTGCCGAAGATCGGTATCGATCGAGCCGCTATTCAATCGGTAGGTCGCGCCTTTCGTCTTGACGGTTCCGTCAGCGAGAAAATGCGCGGCAAACAGAAACGGCAGCCCCGGTTTCTTGAGGTTCCATTGGAGAAAGCCGCCTCCCGGGGGATATTGCCGGTCCGGGCTCATGTCGTCGTCATGCCTGGTTTCCGGAAGGATCTTCACCAACCGGTCCGGCCCGGTAAAGGTTGAAATGCTCAGAACGTGTTTCTGGAATTCCCTGTACCCCTTCTCCCCGCGTTCTTGAAGAATGTCCTCGTGAACCGAAACGCGCCGCCTGTCCTCGGCAGCCGTTTGCGCCGGCAGACCGTAACGCCCGCCGGACCGCGATGTCGTGCCGTGAAACTCGAAATCCTCCGGTTTTGGAGGCGTTTTCAGAACCAGCAGCTTGTATCCCAGCGAAAGCCGGCCCGCGTGGTAGCCGATATTCTTCTCGGTCGCCCGATAGTTTGCCAGAATGATTGCCCTGAGCCGGGAAATATTGCCGGAGATGGCAGGTGTCATTTCGCCGAGTTTGAAACTCATCTTGAAAATCTCCGGGAAGAAAACGATAAAAAATAACTTCCTGCAATTTTAGGGGCACCTGTCCGGTTTTCAATGCCTGAAAGCCCGCGGTGTCCAGCTTTCCGCGCCGGACTTCGGATTGCCACGCGCGCCCGCGTCAGCCAGTCGGCTCCTTCTCGGTATCCGAGTGCCGGTCTTCCCGTATCCAGGCATAAACGAAAAAATCCTCGCCTCCCCGCCCGTAGGAGCGCAGCCGGCCTTCCCGCCTTGCCCCCAATGTTTCGAGCCACCCATGTGCGATGTCATGGTCCACCAGTGTGATCGCCTGCAGACGGCGGCAGCCGCGCCTGATCTGCGGACGCAGGCTCGTCAGGTGCCGGGTGATTGCCGGGACACAGCGCCTGAACCGTGACGTTCCGAAGGCCCAGACCTGCCAATGTTCGGGATCGAAGGCCGACGCCCTGCTGAAACCAAATGCGGCTGCCGGCTGGCCATCGTACCAGACCGACCAGACCATGCCGGGAACGCAAGTTTCCAGGGCACAGATGCCCAGCGCCCGCGTATCCCAGTCCTTCCACAGACAGGCGATTTCCCGAAAGTCTTCCTCCCGCATGTTGGCGGCGACGAAGCTGGCGTCCCGGACGCACAGGTCCCTGATCAGAATCCGTCCAGAGGATCCGCCAGCGGCGCCATGCCGCCGCGGTCTGAAATCCGCAGTGCTGCTTTCAGCTCCGCCCTGTCCTTCCATCCCAAAGCCTCGACAATCGCATCCGCTTCATCCGGGGACGAGCCGAGCCGCTCCCGGATTTCTTCCTTGCTCTCGATCAGAATTCGTCCGCCTTTCATCTTCCAGCGATGAGCGGTGAGCTGCGCCTTGACGCTCGCCGACCGCTTGATCGCCAGCCCCAGTCCGCTCTTCGGATGCAGCGCCTCTCGCAGCCGCCAGTAGAGCTGCGCGCGAAGATTATGAAACGGAATCCTGCTGTCCCTGGCACATTCTCCGGACTGGGCGGAAAAGACACATTTCTCGACCCGAATGTTGTTCTCCCGCTGGAGAAAGCCGACCGTGTCGCCGCCCCATCCGCCGGTACAATCGACTACAATCAGCGCATTGTCCCGCCGCTCGCGGATGATCAGCGCGCCGACATCCGCCCCGTCTCTCGTGTCCGCTCCCCTCACGACGATGTTCTGCTCGAACCGCCGTCCGTGCAACGGCTGCAGAACGGTCTTGTCCTTGCCGCCCTGTGCCACATCGACGGCCAGCACACTCATCGGCGCGTCTTTGTCGACGCCTTCCTCATAGCGTTGAAAGGCCAGATCCACCCAGTCCGACGGGATCACCTGCCAGTCGTGATCCTGGCGCGCCGCAAGGAAGTCCCCGGTCTTCAGCGCCGTGCGCATCGGCTCCGGCATCTGGTCGAGCTGGGCATCGTAGTCCGCGCCCAGATACCTGTTGTCACCCCGCCTTGCGGGAATGAAGGTCCGGCTTTTCGGCGTGCGGATCTCACCCTCGATCCTGACCGGCTGCGGTCCGTCCACCCAGACGGTGCGAACGGCATCGCCGTCGTCGATGAAAACCGCCCAGAGCAGTTCGCCGGGTTTCACCCTGCCGTAAAGCGGATGCATCGGATCGAGCCAGGGCGCGAACCACTCGCTCAGAAAATCCCCCTGGCCGCCCAGCGGCGGGTTGGTGGCGATCAGCCCGCGGCAGCGCTGCCCCTTTCTTGTCGAACGCAGCCAGCCGAGCACGAAGAGGATCTTGCGCGGATCCATCTGCGCCCCCTCGTCAAAGGCCTTGAAGTCGTGATCACGGCCCTGCCAGTCTTCCTCCGATCCCGGCAATCCCAGATGTCCGAATTCGATGATGCGCTCATCCGGCCCCACCCATCGCGGCGGATTACCCGAAATCTTGCCCATCCCGGCCTGGCGCAACAGCGTGTTCATCCGCTCGATCAGGCCTTTGAGGGACTTCAGCGACTGGCGGAAGATTGCCGCCTTGTGATGGGCGAAAAGCGCCAGCCCGGCGATCAGATCCGTCTTGCCACCTCCGGCCGCCCCACCGTAAAGCGTCAGGTCGGCTTCGCAGAAATATCCCTCCGTCTGCGGTCCGGGCTGCGGTCGCCAGACGGCGAACTGCTCCAGAACCCCCGCTTCATCCAGTTGCTTTTGCAGGGCGACACGCTCCGGCGCCGCCATCCTGTCGATGTGATCAATCAGCGTCTTGAGAGCCGTCGCCATCTTCGGGCATATCCTTTGCGGTCAGAAGAGCCAGCACTCCCAGAGCGATCTCCTCCGAGCTGCGCGGCTTGAATGTCTCTGCTCTTACAATGCCATCCCCTGTGCATGGACTGCCCCGGGCGTCGGCCTCCGGCCGGTCCTGCCAGCCGGCGCGGTTCTTCATCGTGAATGTCCATGCACTGGCATTGAATTTCGCCAGATCGCCCTTCGCGCCTTCCTTGCCGATCCGCTCCCACTCGAGCAATCCGAGCCTTTCGGCTTCCTCCAGCTTTGCGGGAGGGAAGTCGTTCGGAAACTGCTCGACGTAATAGCGGATGGTCGTTCGGTTCGCGCCGGGAAAACTGTCCAGCGAATATCCGGCGGCAATATGTGCGCACAATGCCTCGCATGCCGCCCGGCGCGCTTTCCGTGTCGGCCACTTCAGCGCGGGCGCCTCATCGTCCGGTAGGACCAT